TCGCTCTGTGACCCATCATTTTTAATGATTTTCAATTCATACATTGTCGTCATCCTCCAAGTTTAATCCAAGTTCTTTCTTAAGTTCTGCCGCAGTGTACCCAATGTAGTGTAGGTAATCCGCAACTTCTGCTGCATGGTCATAGATCAAGTCTTCAATATCACCTTTCTCAATCAAGTCAATGACCTCTTGTGTCGTACCTTTGTCAGCCCTCTCAAAGTTAACAACCTTAGGGTCCCTCTTGATAACAAGCTTAGACCAATCAGCCTCAATAAGAGCAGGTACTAGTACACGCAGAAAGTCAAGGTCCTGTGTCTCATATTTGGTATGTTGTTTCTCATACCCCACACTTAGATTAGTGCACTCAGGTATGTCGTCCCGATACTCATTGGAGTCAGTGAATACACCGTGCTTATCCTTCTCCATACCTAAGTCTAGAATGTCAATAAGAGAATCAGCAAACTCGTCAGAACAAGTACGGTAACTCATCTGGTGTGTCACCACAGACTTAGTACCATATCTGTCAAAACTGATAGCAGCCTTAGCGTATTCCATCCAAGATTGCTTACTTAATACCATACCACTAGAGCCTAGGCAACCTACTTCTTCACCTCCATGGACAATATAGATGCCCGGTACCTCAGCTTCAATCATCTCAAGAATGATCCATAGCCCTGTCGTACAGTCAGCCCCAAGGCAATCACCCTCAGGAGTATAAGCTGTATCAAGGGTTGTCTCTACTGTTTGGAAGCCCCCATTGAAGTGTACCGTGTCATGGTGAGCCATGAAGGCAACCTCAGGGAAGCTACCATCGTCATTTAAGATAGTTGTGAAGTAGTTACCAAATTCATCTGGGTTACCGAATACAGGCTCAAGATACAACTCACAAAAGACTGTCTGTGCGATACTACCTTCAGGACGCTGCCACCTAAGCATATCTAATAGGTAGTCAATGTCTGGTGTATAGGTCATGCTGTTTCCTTTTCTTTTTCATAGATGTAATCACCTTCATCGTCAAGCACCATGTACTTCTCTGCGTACTCCTTGGAGACGAGACCGTAGGGGCCAGAGTTAGAGAGAAGGTCGTCAACATGCCAGACGTCACCAGTAGGCTCACACTCTCCATAGTCTCCACTGTAGCTGCTCATCCACACACTGTCAGTACCATAGCGAGTAGACACGTAGACCATTATAGCATCGTCAATGTGAATCTCATTACCATCTTCATCCTGCACGAAGGTATCATTGTAACAGCAGTCACAGTAGAAATCACCAGCCTCTGAGGTGCAGAGTTCGTCTTGATCTACCCCCTCTTCACAACCACAACAATGGTAACGAGCGCCCAAGCCTGCAAAACCTTCAGTACCCTGTGCTTCATAAGGGCCACTAGAAGTCAACCGGAACCCATCGTCATACTCTTCAAACTCTGCAGGACCGACATCAATGTAGGGCATAAGAACTTCTTTATAACAAGTCTCAATACGGAGAAGCTTAGCACCAGACCAGTCAGAGTAACTACCCATAACACAACCCATCTCCTTAATATGAGCCTCCAACATGTCAAGAGATTTCTCATCCACACCATAGCAAGGACCAGCTTGAGGTTTCTTACCCTCAGAGACACGAGTGTAGACCACACAACGACCAGCTACACGATCCTTATCATCCTTAAGGTAGATGATCGTAAAGTCACCTGAGGCATAGACGATTGCTGGGTGTCTCTCACTAAATTCAAACTCACCCTGCATACAAGAGTTCTTAAGGGACTTCCTCATCTCGCATGTAGAGGGGGTAGCAGAGGGTGCAACTTCTCCAGCGTATGCGTACTCAAAATCATCTGACTTGGTACCTACATGGAGCGTATAGGACTTCTCAGAGTATATCTCACGGTACTTGTTCACGAAGTCTTCAACCTCAGCATCAGATACATTTGGTTTAAGCATACGGAAGAACTTACCGGGCTTCATCTTAGTCTTACGGTTACGGAGGTAATCACGGAGATTAACGTAGCACTCAACTGCGGCATCATCAATGGGGTTAGCACAAAGAAGCCTGTTGTACACAAATACATCATAACCCCAAGTATGACTAAAGCCAGACCTATCCCCCTCCAAGTTACCTAACTGCTCAATAGTCTCAACACCACGAGCCTTGAACCAATCCGGCACTGTACCCATATAGCGTTGATTACCTTCTGCATCTACATGGATGAGACGTTTATTGTTCCAGTAGAGAAGAAGGTCATGTATATTACACCAAAAAAGACCCGGAATATTAAAGTCGTTGGTTGGCTCATAAAGATTCTCAGTATCTTCAAGGCGGTGTGGGTTCATCAAAGTCCCACCATAAACCATTACACGGTAGATACCTTCAACCAAGTACTCTTCTACAATCTTAGTAGCCATTGTCTTTCTCCTAGTAGTTAGCCTCAAGCATCCGATTAAGGTCATGCGAGGTAGGGTTAATATTCAAGTCTTCAAGAAGTGAGGCAGCATCATACCCCACATTCCTTAGTATGTCTGCAACTTCTTCTGGGTAGTCACTGCACAATTCAGCAAGGAAGCTAGTCTCTGCCCTAACTGCTGACTGATAGCCCCCACTGTCGTTGTAGTAGTTGTCACCCCATGGGTCAAGGGAGGACCTAAAGATCATATCACGAGGGTCCCTTACAATATCCAGAGCACCCCAATCAGCATCAATAAGATTACCAATAAGTTCCTCTAGGTAGTTAAGGTCCTGAGACTCATTGACACTATGCTGGTTGTAGTAACCCACTGAGATATTAGTACACTCAGGGATGAAGTGGATGTACTCAATGCTATCAGTGAAGGCACCAGTAGGATCAGGTGTCAGGTATGGCATACCCAAGGTGGACGACAAAGAAGTAGCAAACTCATCTGAGCAGGTACGTTCTCCCATCTGGTGCGTTATGATAGAAGTAGTTCCATACCTGTCGAAGCTGATAGCTGCCTCAACCTTGTCAAGATAGGGTGGTCTACGTTTAGCCAAAGCCTTAGAGCCTACACACCCAATCTCCTCCCCTGCATGAATGATATACACACCCGGTACATCAGCCTCAATCATACGAAGGATAATGTATACACCAGTTGTACAGTCAGCACCGAGACAAGACCTACTCCAGTTCTTCTCTGCAAGGGATACATGACCCTTACTACTTACGTGGATACGTTGGAAGCCTTGATCTTTGTGCACTGTATCATGATGAGCCATGAAGGCAATCTTAGGGTACTTAGAGCCTACCAAGAGGAAGTAGTTACCATCCTCATCAGGTTCACCAAAGACAGGCTCTAAGTATTTCTTACAGAAGAGGCGTTGGGCATTAGAACCCTCTGGCCTCATGTAGTTTAACATATCAAGTAGTTGTTGCATTTGCTTCACCCATTAGTTCACCCCTTAGTTCTTGATACCTCTGAATTGCACTACGTAATTCTGCCATATCACGCTCATATCCGGTGGAGACAGTATTTACTGTAGAGCAGGCATTTGATGAAGGCTGAAAGGTACCTTCAGTACTTGGTTTTTTAATCACACGCCTAAACTCTGCAAGACCAGCAGCACCAGAAGCATTTACAATTCCTGTGCAGTCTTTAACCTCATAGCCACCACCGTGGTAGTAGAACATATCATCTGCTGGGTTGAGTAACAATTTAGGGTAATCTAGGTCAATGTAAGGTAGTACCTTGTAGTCATGACAATCATCAGTATGATCAATGTTTTTAAATCGGGCACCCTTCCAATCCCTAGAGATAGCAATAGTAACACCCTCTGCGGTAAGCCTTTCAACAAAAACAGAGTAAGCCTTGTTAGAGACACAGTAGATAGGTGCCCTTGTGTTGGTCAAGGTACAGATCACAGTACGAGCAAGCATTAAGCCTTCCTCATTGTACAGGGTAGCAACCTTGAAATCACCAGTATCATAAGCAGTAGCAGGGTGAGCAGGGTAACCGTCCTTTCCTACATAGTCATACCGCATACAAGAGTTGTATTGGCTCTTCTTGTCGTTAGTAGTATCGAAGTAACTCTCCTTCATGAACTTACCAGTGAAGGCTTCTTCAAAGTTGTTACCCTCAGTGTACACCCAAGCTGAGGTATCAACAAGGTACTCACCATTTACAGCAGAGGATACCTTCTCTAGGTCATAGTCATCTATATCAGGGATGATCTGTTTGAGCATACGGCCCACCTTACCTACACGGTGCTTAGCGTCAGGCTTAGGGCGAAACCCTACTTGATTGTTGACAACCCTAAGGTCATGGTACATCATCAACTCCCTGCGTGATTGAGCAAAGGGTAATATACCTGAGATAAAGTCACACAAATCCTCATCTCCACGGTGGATACAAGGACCGTACTCACCTATAATCTTGAAGTAGTCTGTATACCTAGACATTCTTAATACTCCTTATGCTGATTTTCTGAGTACAGTGGACACTGAACATTCAAGACTCTTAGCTATTGCAGCAATAGTCCAACCTTGTTTACGAAGGATTTTAACAGCCTCGCCAGATACATTCATATTGAGCTTACGTACCAGTGTTGGTGTACCTACATCGAAGGACTTAATCTCCTCTTCACTCATAGGAAAGGGGACCATATCATCCAACTTGATAGGCTCACCATTAAGCAAGGGTTGTTCATCTTCATAGACGATAATAGTCTCACGGTCACGGCTCCAGCGAGTACGCATCCCCTTAAAGTTAGAGTTATAAGGTGATACACTCATACGAGTAACCTGCTTCTTGTTGGTCATCTTCAGAACACGCAAGGGTGTCTTATAGTAGAGCACTTGCTGCCCATCCATCTGGTTGTACTTGATGATTGCTTTTACTTGTACAGTTTTCATTGTCTCATTCCTTTGTTTTGTGTTTATGATAGAAGTAGATTAAAATGTCGATATGGTTTCAGTGGGTTGATTTGATCGGCGCTCTTCGATGATATCAAGGATAGCCTTAACCATATCTAAAGCCTCCTCCTCACTCATGTGGATTGTGTTACCCTCGTTATGGTGATCCCAAAGAGCTACGACACCGTCATAGTTATAGTTTGCAGATACTTCACCCACTACAAAGGTACAGACAGAGTTTCCATCGTATGAAGAAGCTACCCCCCTGAATAGTTTATTCTCTGGCATCTATTCACTCCACAAATAGTAGGTATTTCCGTTTGGGTCAGTAATCTCGCCATCACCTGCCCGCACGTCATTAGGGTACAGAAATGCGATACGTTCCTTGGCGTCCTCAAGGGACAAAGCCTTAACATCACCTAGACAAGCACCACTGTCTGTTTCAAACCAATAACTATACTCATCCATCGTACTCACTCCACTCATAGAACCAGCCCCATTGTCCGAGACCGAATGTTACCCCATCCACAGTAGGATAGGCCCAAAAATTACTGCCCAAGGTATAGGCAAAGATTGCGACAAGAAGGTATCTACTCATTATACACTCTCCTGCTTATTAAGCCTAGATCGCAGTGCCATCCAGCGTTCACCACAGGCTGCACTTGTAGCTCCACTCCTTGTGGCATGGTACAATGCTTCCCCCTCATCCACACCTTGTTTAGGTGCATAGATAGGGCAACCACCAGCTAAGGCCCTCGCTTCACGCTCCGCAAGTCTTAGTTGTTCAATAGGAGTACTCACTTCACCCTCTCCACGATTACTTGGTTCACGTCACGCATCCGGTAACGCCATCCATGTTTACGGACTAGTTGGTCCACGATAATGTCTTGAAGTGATTGCTCACTGTTGTATGCAGGTGCATCACAAGGGATAGGCCCACGTCCGTCATTATAGTCAAGGTAAGTCATATCACATCACCTCTCTCACGCAGGTAATCTCAAGGATGTTGCAATCCACATCTTCACCCACCTCACCATGGAAAGACTCAAAATACTCACAAGCCTCTGCAAGACTTTTACCGTAAATGTTTTGACTGTATCTTCCTGTAACACGCCAGTCAGCGTCATGAGTTACCCACTCAAAATAGTATTCCATTGTTCCTCATCCTTCCTTATACGTAACGCCATTCGGTGACTACAGGACACCGCATAGAGTAGTCACCATTCTCGTCGGAAACCTCTTCAGGCCAGAACCAATCCATTTCTTCACCCTCTTCGGTGATGGTAACCGTGTCTTCGTCCCCGTCGAAAAACTTTACCTCGACAGTGTTGACCATCGCAGGACGCTCATAGTTAAAGCCACCACGGTATTCAACCCATACATTTTTATTTTCCATCACATCATTCCTTCTGTTGGTAGGTGAAAAGAATAATGCACCCCAAGCCTAACCTTAGAAAGATTAGAGTTAGGGTACACATTTCAACTCACTTATGAAGCGGCATTAAGTGCAGCTTGGAGTGCAGCAATATCTTTTGTCAATTGTGCCTGCATCTCCATCTTTACAGCCAATTCATCATAGCCCTTGTCCACGGCTGATTTTGTGGTTCGTTCAATTGTGGATACTGCAAATTCATGTGTTTGTTCGGCTGATTTAGGTGCAGCATCTTCCTCACTTTTAGGTGCAAGAGCCGCCTTGATCGCAGTGCCACCCAATGAAACTTTCTTCTGGACCAGCGCCATCACTTTGGCAACAGCACCTTCATTAATATCAGCATCCCCAATTGTTACACGCAATCCGGTTGGTTGTTTCTTGTCCACGTCAATCTTGATCCCCGGCAACACGGCTTCACAAACAATCCGCAAGTTAGATACCGCCTTGCGGTCCCCGTCTGCGATACCATTGGCGAGGTGGTTTGCAAGCAACGTCCAATCACCGTCAGGACCTTTAGCGACACGGATACGGTCGATTGTGCCTTCAATAATATTGGCACCATTATTCTTACGTGCAGTCCACCAAGCACGGCTTTGCTTTTTCATGGCTTTGGTGTCAACTTGCGTGGTCACGGTCAGAGCATTAGCGGTCGATACATTTACAGCGTTCATTGTAGAAGTCATCATCTTATCATTCCTTTTAAAGATGCAGAATTACATCATAAGGCACAACCTAAAAGATTGTGACCTAGCTATAATTCCATAGCCCCCTCATGGCGTACAATCGTTGCACGTCCAGAATTATACTGGCGGGTTTTGGCAAGCCCCGTGTTTACCACGACCTGCGACCAGTCCACTGTTTTCTATTAATCTGGACCAGCCACAATGGGAGCCGCGTTTTGTCATACGTCCATGATCGGTTTTCACCTAGGAAGTTCAGATTGCCTTAGGGGCACAAAATGTCAAAGAGCGTTGGCGTTGATCTGATTTCCGGTATCCTCTTTTCACTCCGCATCTAATCCAGTCGCAACCTTCTTAGACACCGCAAGCGATCCAATTCAACTTTCTATCCAGCACCGACCCCCTTAGTCCCGTGGGGGCTTACCGTCCCGACCCCCTGTTCCGTTTGGGCCGTTTCGATGAATCACTTAAATCACAGGTCTTGATTGGGGTAAACAACTATTTTTACTTTCTTATAAGTGATTGAAAACAAAGGATAAATCGACCTATGTTCTACTTTGTTCCTGATTCGTTCCTGATTCGGTCCCCCATTTTCTGCTGTAGGTTGTGAAATTAGTTTAGTGCAACTTAAGGTAGTCCTTTTTATATTATATAGTATACGGTTTTTTAGCATTCCAGCAACCTAGAGGTGATCAACTAGGGATGACAGTAGTGGACCCCTAACTATACCTGAAGGATACCGTTCCTGATTCGTTCCTATTGTGTTGCAAGAAAGACACGTCAACAGATTAATCGTTATATTCAATAAACTGAATGTGATTAAATAATAGGCAGATAGGCGACAAAGTAACGGGATGTTACAAGATGGCTTAAACCTTGAAACAATGTGATCGGATAAAGAATGAACAAGATAGGAACAGAAGTGAATACCGCGAAACAAGCCCGCTAAGCTGTCAAGTCGGTGCGCCCCCTAGTCGTTCTATATCAGATTGAAGCCGCCCCCTTGCGCCCCCTTATATCGCCGCTATGGGCTTGGATATGTTAGCAGTAGAGTGAAGATATATTTAGTCGCCTGTTGGTTGTCTTGTATGTTACATTCGGTGTACGGTATGTGGTATGTAGTGTGTGATATGTGGTATGGTAGTTACATGAAACTTTCTTTCCTGCGAGTGAACAACCTAATAATGTAACAGGCATTAACATTCGCACCCGTATGGTGTTCTCTTTTTGTTCTCCTTTTCGTGTGATTGTATTGTATCCTCGGCGGGAAACCAACACGTGTATAACCCTTAGGTTGTAGGGGGGAGGCAGGGGCCATGGCACCTAGGTACGTACGTATATACCACCAATGACAGCGGGGGGTATTTTAAACTTGTTAACAGGGGAGTGAATTATAGCTAAATAGGCCTTATTTAAAAGAACAAGCGTTCAATTAATGGGAAATGTGAGTAAATTAAGTTAGAGGCTCTGTAAGGGGCCTTAGAATGCCTTTACGATCTTTCGGGGGTAGCCCTAGCCTAGCACTTAGAGGTACCCCTGTGAGCCTCCTGAGGATCGCTGTGAGGATACTTCTAGATATGGAGGGTAAATCTTAGGGGTTTGGCGGGGGAAAGCACTCAGTTATTAGGAGAGGTGGTCTGAAAGGTAAAATTGGCTAGGTTTTATTACCAATTAGGGGGATTTGGAAAGAAATGTTAGTTTAAGGTGTGACACGTTGTCGCACTTAGTGACTTTTTTACCACTCTTGTAAATATTTAGCTTGACAAAAGGACCAAAATGCGGTATAACTCCCTTTAGGGAACTTAAAGAGACTACTTAAAGTTTAAACTCTAAGGTTTTAATATTACTAAGTATATAAAGATAATAAAGAACTTAAAGAGATAACTTAAAGCTTAAACTTAAAGTACTGCTAAGAGATTTTATTACTTATCTGGTTCATAAGAGATGATAAGAACTTAAAGTTGAAACTTAAAGTACTGACTCTAGTCCTGTTCTTACCTTTGTCGTATAAAAATAATAATGAGCTTAGAGTTTAAACTTTAAGTAGGGGGCTTATAGGGCTAAGTCTAGTTTCTTCTGTCGTCCCCTCTTATTTTATGTTGACTTCCAAACCTTAATGAGTATAACTTCATGAAAACCCCACAAAGCGACATGATACTTGAAGAAGTCTATGAGGCTCTTATCTCAGATAAGATTCATAACTTTGATCACATGCATATCCCCCGTTCAGATGTCTTCTACGCTAGAAATGCGTACTACAATTACTCAGGTGACTGGGTAGACCTTGATCGAATGGAGAGATGTATGTATCTTGAAGGTATGCTGAAGGCTAGTGACGTCAAGGACCCTAAACGAAAGAGAGACTGGGAATGAGCTACGCACTCGGAAAAAGAAGTATCAAGAATTTGAGTGGTGTGCATCCTGATCTATATGCTGTGGTCAAACGTGCTATCTCTTTTACTGATCAAGACTTTACTGTGATTGAGGGACTTCGTACTATTGAACGACAGAGGCAGTTGGTGAAGAAGGGTTTCTCCAAGACGATGAACTCCCGTCATATCACTGGTCATGCTGTTGATGTCGTACCCTATCCTATTGCACACCGTCTTAGCTATCCAGACTTCCAGTGGAAGAACGTAGCTGATGCTATGCTTGATGCTGCCAGTGACCTCAAGGTAGACCTTGAATGGGGTTACGCTAAGTGGGGGTGGGATAAGCCACACTACCAGCTAGCTTGGCGGAGCTACAAGTAATGACTGATAGCGATGACCTAAAAAGGCGGGTAACTGGTGTTGAGGCTTCTATCGGTCACCATGTAACACGATTAAATTTATTGGAAGTAGCGGTGGCTTCAGAACGAGTTAGAAGTGACAATATTGCTACTGACCTATTAGATATTAAAGATACATTGAAGTGGCTTGTGAGGCTTATTATCTCTGCCTTAATACTGGCTGCTATCGGCTTTGCTCTTGGTGGAGGGTTCGTCCTTGGGTAAGCATAATCTGGTCTTAGGGTGGTCACTTCTTCTGATTGTATCCCTTATCAACTTCATTCCTTACTTCTCAGAGTGGAACCAAACTCAACCTTATACGAAGGTCAAACGAGTGCATGTTGACTGGGAAGGCCTAACTGGGCTAGAGATTATCTATACCTTCTATAAAGTAGGAGAGTGTGAGCTTAAAAACTTCGCAGTAGTAGGGTTTAATAAAGGTGTACCTAGCTACCTTAATTATACTGATCTGGATAAGTCTGTACCCTTCAATCGTGAAGAGGGTGACCAAGCACTACAGATTTCTATTGACCTAGAGGGTAAGTACTACGACAAGGTAGAGATTAGGACTACACACCTTTGTACCTTCCCCGAGAAGGAGCCAGAACTTGTCAACCGAATCTTCACCACCATCTACCAAGAAAACTTTTAAGAGGGAAGTAGCTCTATTACTCTTCATCTTCCTTGCATATGTCGTGGAGACTAAAGATGTTGAGATTGTCGAAGCCCTTGTATGGCCTACCTTTACCTTTGCTGCACTTGCCTACGGTATGGACTGGTTTGGTAAGTCTGGTTCTAATTCTCCTCTTGGCGGGATGTGGGGCAAGTCCTCTCAGTCTCCTGACCGGAGGGGGTCCGAACGTAGCGGCGAACACTCAAGTGGGGAAAGAGAATACCCAGACGATAGGTAACTCTACCCAGCAAAAATTTGGGGAAAATAAAATTGTCTTAGTCTCTGCTCCATCTGGTGAAGGTGTTGATGTAAGTCTAAGGCCACCTAGTAGGACCCCAGAGATTAAGCAGGTACAGAACGAGACTAACTACGAACTACCTACTTGGGTCTGGATTATCGCAATCCTACTTTTTATTATCGGATGGACAACTGATACCCCCGGTACAATTCTAAAGAACTTTAAGAGGAAGAAATAATGCCTAGCTCGAAGTCGTATAAAAGAGACTACAAGCAAGAAGGTAAGTACCACGCTACTGCTGACCAGAAGAAGAAACGTGCTTCTCGTAATGCTGCTCGGGCTAAGCTTAAGAAGGCTGGAGTAGCTGTAGCTGGTAAGGATGTAGATCATAAAAATGGGAACGCCAAGGACAACAAGAAGTCTAATCTTCGTGTGCAGTCTAAGGCTAAGAACCGGAGCTTTCCTCGTACTAAGACTGCAGGTAAAAAGAAATGAAAAAAGATGCTAAGCTAGCCAAAGCAGGGGTCAGTGGGTACAACAAGCCTAAGCGTACTCCAGACCACCCTAAGAAGTCTCACGTTGTTGTGGCTAAAGAAGGTGACAAGACTAAGACTATTCGCTTTGGTGAGCAAGGTGCTAAGACTGCAGGTAAGCCTAAAGCTGGTGAGTCAGATAAGATGAAGAAAAAGCGGGCTAGCTTTAAGGCTCGTCATGGTAAGAATATCTCTAAAGGAAAAATGTCTGCAGCCTACTGGTCGGATAAAATTAAGTGGTGAAGAAACTTAAAAGTGGCAAGTTTGCTAAAGACTGCCCTGAGTGTGGAAAACAACAAGCGTACCTACGAAAGTGCTACGCGGTAGAGTCAGAGAAATTAGGTAAACGATGCAGAGCTTGCTCTAACCGAGACCCAGAGAACAACGGACACAAGGGTTACTACAAGGGAGTATTGCGTAAGTCTTTTGCACATAAATATAAGATTGGTGCAGAGACAAGAGGTATAGACTTCACAGTGTCTTTTGAGTATCTAGCTGACCTACTTATCAAACAAGATTTTGAGTGTGCTCTCTCCGGTATCAGTCTCGACGCAATGAGATTGAATAACAACGCCTCCCTTGATAGGATTGATAGCTATTTAGGTTACATAGAAGGCAATGTACAGTGGGTTACGTCTGAGGTGAATATGATGAAACAATCCTATAGCCAAGAAAGGTTTATTGAAGTGTGTAAAGCTGTGGCAGATAAGGCTAAGTGGTAATGGAGAATCATCATCACCCTAAGTCTCGTAATACTGGTGCTCTTGTAGCTTCTACTGCTACTGGGGCTAGTGGTACTGTACTCTATACCTGTCCAGCTAAGAACAAGGGTGAGGTACATCTTCTTACCATCTCTAATCCTAAGACAGTGTCCATCAGCGTAACGGTAGAAGTTTATAACTCCCAAGCTGGTGATTATTATAAGGTAGTAGATACATTTGGTGTGGAGCCTAACTCTATTCTTTATGTCGTCAATAACGAAGATAAGATATTCCTAAACCCCACAGACAAGATTATAGTTAGCGCCTCTATCGGCAGTAACCTCACTTCCTATATTGCTGTCAGGGAAACCTACGGGGAGGCACTAGCTTAATGTCTGACTATTTTATAGGTGGTAGGGTTACTGGTGTTGACTTAAACAAACTCAGTATCCAAGATGCTACTGCACTGAAACAAACTGAACTACTCTTTGATATGAGGTCTGAGTTCAGGAAAATGAATTTTCTACTGGAGTTAATCTCTGGGGTAGAAATAGATAAGGAATCTTTCGATGGCGATAATTGAAGACGGCACTGGCGCTGGCTACACAACTAAAGTAGACAGTAATAACCGACTCTATGTAACTGCAATTACGCAGACTGCTGAGCATTTCTCAAATACTATTAATGGTCAGGCTTACCACATCGTAGTAGAAGAAACTGCTACTGGGACCAATGATGTTATTTTCTACTTGCAGAACACCAGCGTAGAAAACAACCTTATTATCGAGGGTTTTGATTACCGTGTAGCTTCTGCAGAAACTCTGGAAGTTTACCGTAATCCAACTGGCACTACAGTAGGTGGGACGACAGTTCTTCCAGTAAATGCCAATACCTCTTCTGCTAGGACCCTCTCTGCTACTGTGGAAAGTGGATCAGATATCACAGGACTGACTAACGGACAACTGATTGACCGAATCTTCCTGACTTCTACAGAAACAACTAACTTCAACTTTAATGTTGACTTTGTTATCGCCCCGGGTGGTTCTTTCTCACTTCGGGCAGTTACAGGCTCTGTTCAAGTTAATCTTACAATTCAATGCTATGAAGAGGTTACAATATAATGGCTGGCGTAACACTTAAGAATCCTTCAGACGGTAAGCAAGCTCTTATCTCTAACGATAATCAACTCTTGGTTCAGTCCGAGAGCCTCTCCCTCCAGCACTTTATTAGTCGCTACCGTGGACAGATGTACCAAGCTCAGTTCTTTGATGCTGGTCTTACCTCTGGCACTAATGTGGTTGGTCATCTCAAAAACAATAGCCCAACACTTAGTCTGGTCCTCGCGTACCTTCGGGTTCAAGTTCCAGTCGTAGCTGGAGGTACTGCTATTGGAAGTAATACTGCTAACTACTGGACTTTCAGCTTTGAAAAGGTTTATGCTTCAGGTGGTTCTGCAATTACTCCGGTCAATATGAACAGGTCAAGTGGTAACTCTGCAGACATAACTGCTTATGATACTAATCCTACACTGACGGGTACTGGAACAGAGTTCGACCGTATGTATGTAGACAGCAATAGTCAGCTATCCTACCGCAAGGAGGGTTCTATTATCCTCGGGCCTAATGACACAATGGATATGACCTTTATCACGGATAACACTTCTGGTACTGCCTATTGCCGAATCTCCTTTATGCTTATAGATTTGAATAACTAATGGCTATTGAAACCTACATATCAGATGCACTTAGTGGTCAACATGTAGCTATTAAGGATGTCTACCTACCAGAGGCACTAAACAGGTTTACCTTGAACTGTCTTACAACTGTAGGGCCTTTCGACTTTGTCGCCCAGTTTAAAGCTGTACAGAGGGCTTCTTCTGGTACTAGTATTGTAGCTGAGGCACCCCTAAATGGGGGTCTTATTATTACTGACCTAGTTCTTACTGCAGATCGAGTTAATGGTGCTACAACTACCCTGACACTTACTGATGGAACTAACTCAGTAAATATCTTTGGTCCTGCTGTACTAACTGACGCTCCTATTACTTTCTCCGCTAACTTTGGTGGACGTGTGCGTGGGTGGCGAGATGCTCGTCTTGAGCTAGTTACTACAGGTGCAGTGAGTTGTGCTGTCACTGTTGGCTACGTAAAAACACCTGAGGCTCTCAACTACTCTGCTTGGGACGAACTCCGTTAATTAAGGAATAAACAATGCCTAATCTAAACAAACACCGTAAGGCTATTACTGAAGCAGGGTACACTCTGAACAAGGATGGCACACAAGTAACAAACAAATCTGGCAAGACAGTTGCAGGTACTAATGATTCTGGATTCTTTTCTGGTTCTAGCACCTTGACAAAGATCTTCAAAGGTGATACAAAGGCTAAAGGTAAAAAGACAGAATCAAAGCCTGCTTCTAAGTCCTCCCCCTCAAAGAGCAAACGACCTTCTCCTCGTAGTTCTACTAAAGAGCCGACTATGACTAAAGAGCAGGCACGTAAGTACACCAGTGCTTCCCCAAATGGGACACCTACCCTAATGTCTCAGGGTGGTAAAAATGCGGAAACTTTCCAACAAGAAGCTCGAAGGACTTCTGAAGCTAAAGGGCCAGAGCGTCCTAAAGCTGCAAGCACTTCTAAGATGCCTACCTTAGAACAGTACAATGCTATGGGAAGTAAGGAGAAAAAGTTGAAGGGTCTCCCTGCGGACACTTTCCGTTTTCAACGTATGCTAAAAGCTAATGCGGATAAACTGACCGCACAAAAAAGAGATATGACGAACAAGCAGTCTACCGCAGATATGGTTGGTGAGGGTAACACGGGGATGGACCTCTCTGCATTTACTGTGGACCTTGACGCAACCGATCCCCGGAATATCCCTAAGGTTGACCTGCCTTCCCGTGAGGTCTGGGAGGATATGACTATCGCTAAACGAAAAGAACTAAGGTTGCCGCTTACTACTGCTAAATACAACCGTGCGGTCGACCGCTTGAATAAACAAAAGTCCTTAAGCCAAATAAGAGCGATAGGGTATTAACATGACAGAGAAACAACAGAAGTTCCTAGACGTACTCTTTAATGAAGCCGAAGGTGACTTTGTTAAAGCCAAGAAGCTTGCTGGCTACAGTGACAACACCCCAACACGGGAAATTGTAGACTCCCTCGAAGATGAGATTGCTAAACTCGTAAAGAAGTTTCTAGCTAACTCTGGGGTTAAGGCAGCTTACACAATCAACCAGATCGTAGACGACCCTACAATTATTGGTGGCAAAGAACGTCTCTCTGCTGCTAAAGACTTGCTAGATCGCGGGGGTTACAAAGCCACTGAAAAAGTAGAAGTGACAGCTAAGGACCCTATTTTTATCCTCCCACCAAAGAGTTAATATGTCAAAAAAGCGTAAAGACCTTTTTAGGGTCGCTGCACCTGATAAGACCGATGTAGGTTATAAATTCTACCCCATTGTTCGTATCGGACGTTTCCTTCCCTTCGGGTACAAAGAAGACCCAGAGGACTCAATGGTACTCCTACCTGTAGAAGAAGAGTTAATCCTCCTCGAACAGGCCAAGGAGTATCTTAAGAGTTACTCCCTTCGTGATGTTTCGGCTTGGCTATCTAATAAGTCAGGACGTTACCTCTCTCACGTAGGCCTTAGCCTCAGGGTTAAGTCTGAACAGAAGAGGGCTAAGGAGTCAATCGACTCAAAGAGACTGCTGGAGCAATTCAGGTCTGCCTATAAGAAGGCCCGTAAGATTGAAGAGTCCCGGGTAGGCCGAAGAACTCCAACGGAGGAAGAACTAGATGACGAACTCTTTGCCAGCGTCTGCCAAGCCTGCCCCAATAGATGTAAGTAAAGCTCAGCAGATTATCTTCCAACCTAACCCGGGACCTCAGACAGACTTCCTGTCAGCTTCAGAGCAAGAGGTTCTCTATGGGGGTGCTGCTGGTGGTGGTAAGTCTTTTGCTATTGTTGCAGACCCAGTTCGTTATGTGAACAACCCCAAGTCTAGTAAGCTTCTTGTTCGTCGTAGTACTGAAGAACTTCGTGAACTTATCTCTATCTCTAAAAAGATGTACCCAGCAGCTATCCCCGGTGCTAGGTTCCTTGAGCGAGATAAGACTTGGGTGTTTCCTTCTGGTGCTACTCTCTGGATGTCTTATCTTGACAGGGATGATGACGTTGAGCGTTACCGAGGTCAGGCTTTTAATTGGATTGGCTTTGACGAACTTACTCAGTGGAATACCCCTTTTGCTTGGGACTACATGCGTTCTCGTCTCCGTACTTCTAAGGACTCAGGACTTGATCTTATTCAACGGGCTACAACAAACCCCGGAGGTATCGGGCACCATTGGGTAAAGAAAACCTTTATTAATCCTGCCCCACACAACACTAAGTTTGATGCACAGAGTATTGACGGAGAGCCTCTTGTCTGGCCTGCAGGTTCTAAGAAAGAAGGACAAGCCCTTTTCCAGCGCAAGTTTATTCCTGCTACCCTGTTTGATAACCCGTACCTCTCCGAAGATGGTATGTATGAAGCTAACCTGCTTTCCCTACCAGAACACCAAAGACGCCAACTCCTCGAAGGTGACTGGAGTGTAGCTGAAGGTGCAGCCTTCCCAGAATTTAATGTGAGTGATCATGTTATCGAACCTTTTGATATACCAGACTCGTGGGTTAGGTTTAGAGCAGCGGACTACGGATACAGTTCCCATACTGGTGTTGTTTGGATTGCTATTAGCCCTTCTGAGCAGCTTATCGTTTACCGAGAGTTATACGTCTCCAAAGTCACTGCAGCAGACCTTGCACCAATGATCCTTCGGGCAGAGCAAGGAGACCGTATTAGTTATGGAGTACTTGACTCTTCTCTCTGGCATAAGAGGGGGGATACAGGCCCAAGTCTAGCTGAGCAGATGATCATCAGGGGATGCCGATGGAGGCCTTCAGATCGAAGCGCAGGCTCTCGTGTGGCAGGTAAGAACGAACTACACCGTAGGCTTGCAATAGACGAGATGACAGAGGAACCTAAGTTGGTATTCTTCAACACTTGTAGACACCTCATTTCTCAATTACCTTCTCTCCCACTTAGTAAGAATAATGCAGAGGATGTAGATACTAATGCAGAAGACCACCTCTATGACGCTCTTCGTTACGGCATCATGACAAGACCTCGCAGTGACATCTTCAGTCACACAGCAGAACACTCAAGACAAAATGGCTTCCAAGCTGCAGACTCAACCTTCGGGTACTAAGGAATAGAAAATGAACGTAGAAGTAGACGAAGAGAATCTCATTGGCGTTAAAGACACCACTGGAGAGTATGCAACAGATAGTTCTGCTGGCAGTATCGTAAGCTATGTGACTGAACGGTTTAATAAGGCTGAAGATGCACGATATGCTGACGAAGAGCGTTGGGTACAAGCTTACCGTAACTACCGTGGTATCTATGGACCTGACGTACAGTTTACTGACTCTGAGAAGTCTCAAGTCTTTGTCAAAGTAACTAAGACAAAAGTACTAGCTGCTTATGGTCAAATCACTGAGGTACTTCTTGGTGGTGGTCGATTCCCTATTACTATTAATCCAACTACTCTCCCTGAGGGTGTGGAAGAAGCAGTACACGTAGAGAATGCACCTAATGTAGCTGAGGCTTCTCAACAAAAAGGTTTGGAACCACTACTCCCCGGTGAGACTGCTGCAGAGTACCGTGAACGTCTTGGACCACTCAAGAAAGAACTTGAGGTCTTTGAGAACCTTATTCCCGGTCCCGGTCAGACTCCCACCTCTGTTACCTTTGAACCTGCTATGGTTGCAGCTAAGAAGATGGAAAAGCAAATCCATGACCAACTAGAAGAGTCTAAAGCACTTAAGCACCTTCGCTCTGCTGCCTTTGAGTGTGCCCTCTTTGGTACTGGTGTAATGAAGGGTCCCTTCGCCCACAACAAAGAGTACCCTAACTGGGATGAAGAAGGAAACTATGATCCTACCTTTAAAGATGTACCTATGGTATCTAATGTATCTATCTGGAATTTTTACCCAGACCCTGATGCAAATACTATGGAAGAAGTCGAGTACACAGTAGAACGCCACAAGCTCTCTCGATCTCAAATCCGTGGCCTCAAACGCCGTCCTCAGTTCCGTAGCAATGAGATTGATATTGCCATTAGTATGGGTGAGTCCTACACTAAAGAGTGGTGGGAACAGGTAATGGAGGATGACTCTCAAGATTCCAACTCAGAGCGTTTCTCTGTACTGGAGTTCTGGGGTAACGTAGACCGTGATGTCCTCAAAGATCATGACGTAAAGATTCCAGCTTCCCTTAAAGATCGTGAAGAGATTAGCGTCAATATCTGGATTTGCAATGGTCGTGTACTTCGTCTTGTCATGAACCCTTTCACCCCTGTCAATATCCCTTACTATGCAGTTCCTTATGAAGTGAACCCTTACTCTATCTTTGGTGTAGGTGTAGCTGAGAATATGGAAGACACACAGTTGTTGATGAATGGCTTTATGCGTATGGCTGTTGACAACGCTGCACTCTCAGGTAACTTGATCTTTGAAGTAGATGAAACTAATCTGGTTCCCGGTCAGGACCTTAAAATGTATCCCGGTAAAGTCTTTCGTCGTCAAGGCGGTGCCCCCGGTCAGTCTATCTTTGGTACAAACTTCCCTAACGTCTCTAACGAGAATATGCAGATGTTTGACAAAGCTCGTGTACTGGCTGATGAGTCTACAGGCTTCCCCTCCTTTGCACACGGTCAGACAGGTGTTAGTGGTGTAGGACGTACAGCCTCTGGTATCTCCATGCTTATGTCTGCTGCTTCTGGTTCTATCCGTACAGTGGTTAAGAACGTAGATGATTACCTTCTTGCCCCTCTGGGTAAGGCACTCTTCAACTTTAACATGCAATTCAACTTCGACCCAGACATTAAAGGTGACCTTGAGGTTAAGGCTTCTGGTACTGATTCCTTGATGGCTAATGAAGTACGTAGTCAACGTCTTATGCAGTTCCTTGGTGTTGTCCAGAACCCTGCACTTGCACCATTTGCTAAGATGGATTATATCATTCGTGAGATTGCACGTAGCATGGACCTTGACCCTGAGAAGGTTACAAACTCTATGCAGAAGGCTGCAATCCAAGCTGAGATTCTTAAAGGCTTCCAAGCTCCTGCTCCCGAGGGTATGCCTCCCGGTGGACCTCCCGGTACTCCTCCTCCCGGTGGACCTCCTGCTGGTGCTCAAGCTAGTGATCCTACGGGTGCTGGTGGTGGTACTATTGGTACTGGTCAGGCTCCTGTCCCCGGTGAGCAAGGCTTTAGTGGTAATACTGGTGGAGGTATGCCACAATGAACCTAAAACCCTTCGTGAACGACAAAGAACTCTGGCAAGCTTTCAAAGAAGAAATCGAGACCCGTATCCGTATGGCACACCGATCACTAGAGCAGCATAAAGAGTATGGGGACCTTCGTGCTACCCAAGGTAACATAGAGGCCCTACGTTCTCTGCTGCAGCTAAGGGAGAAAGTAAATGGCGGATAAGAAGCTTGAGTTAAAGAACCCAATTACAGAACACCACAAGAAATCTCTGTCTGAGGGTAAATACGTCAAGAATGAGGATGGCTCCACCTCTACAGTACGAACAGTTATTATGGGTGATGGGGAATATGAGTATCTCATCCCTACTGTTTGGGAAGGTGAAATACTCTCTGATGAAGAAGCTTTTAAGAGGGCTATGTCCAGTGGGGTGAATTGGCCTAAAGCTACTGCAGGGGAATCTGGGGTAAAAGCCCTAGAGGACTTGGATAGAATTATCCATGAAGATATTAATAAAGATAAGTATGCAGAAGGTGGAGTAGTACCAATGGAAAAACAAATGAGCCTCTTTGAAGAAGGTGGGATGGTTGATGATGGGATGGACGTTGATCCGGTAAGTGGTAATGAAGTACCCCCCGGCAGTCAAGCTGAAGAAGTCCGTGATGACCTAGACGCTAAGTTGTCTGCTGGTGAGTACGTTGTACCTGCTGATGTAGTCCAGTACTTTGGTCTTAAGTTCTTTGAGAACCTTCGTTCGGAAGCCAAAGGTGATCTGGATAAAATGGATAAAGAAGGTCGTATGGGTGGTGAACCATCTGAAGAGCCTGCCATGGGTGGTGAAGAAGAACTCTCTCCAGAAGAAATGGCTATGCTCGAAGAGATTATGGGTGGTGCCCCACAAGGTCAACCAGAAATGCAAATGGCTGAAGGTGGTGCAGTAGAAACACCATCACTTCCTGCATCTACCTTTAACCCTACTGATTGGGCCTCTGTAGGCTCGTCCTACGGCTCAGGGAGTGCCACCTCTGCTGGTTCAGGTAGGGCTACCTACAAAACGTATGTAGGACCCTCTGGTGAGTCTCGTTTGATCCTCTTTGTTGATGGTAAACCTGATACACCTATCCCAGAAGGTTTCACACTTAAAGAAACTGCAGCAGAAGCTCAACAAGAAAAGTCTGCAGAGTCTACTGAAGCTGAAGCAAAACTTCTTAATGAATTGGCCAATCGTGGTCCAGCTGAAGAAGGTAATGATGAACCTTCCCAGAGTTGGGGTGAAGCTAACGCAGAAGCTCTCGGTAAAGACCCTAATGCCGTAGGTTTTGCTGCTCTTGGTAAAGATACGATAGGGGATGGTATTATGGGTATGGCTCCCGGCGTTGTAGGGGGTCTTGTAGGGCTAGGGAGCGCGGGCCAAAATGTCGCAGCTGTAGCAGCAGCAAATGCATCATCTCGTATCGGAAAGGATATGGGTGAAGATACTACAGCACTAGACGCCAGTATTGCAGAGGCTAAAGCTGGTTGGGGCCGTACAGAAAATGCCATTAACTCTATTTTTGGTTCTGACGGTGACAAAGCTTATAATTCTTATCAGGAAGCTAAGGCAGAAAAAACTGGTACCACTACCACCACTCCTACAGCTACTCCTACAGCCACCCCTACAGAGACTTCAGGTCAAGCGGAAGCTGCTCCTACAGGCCCATCTGCAGGTCCAGAAGAAGGTCTCGGTGGTGGTCAAAGGAATAAAGGTGGTTTCGTAAAGAAGCCTACACCTAAGAAAACAACCAAGAAGAAAACTACACCAAAGAAAAAAGGTCTAGCCTCTAAATAAAGATAGAGACAATAAGGCTACCCTGCAATCACGCAGGCC